AGTGTCCCATTTAGGAGTTTCACCACGAGCGATAGCTTCAAGATACTCTACAGGTTTTTTAGCGTAAACATCTTTCCATGTTAATTCATCTTTAACCCAAGAATTCATAGTGGCATCATCTTCATGTAATGGTGTTGGGTCATCATACATAATTGTTTGAATCACTGTATATTCTTTTCCTTTTGGAGTTTTTGCTTTAGTCAACTCAAGGATTAAGTCTCTACCTTTTTCAGCATCGGTGATATCACCTTTGTTTCTCCAAATTGGAATGATTTTGTCTAAGATACCTTCATTCTTATAGTTGTGTTTAAAACGCCAGAATTTTGGTCCGTCTTGTTCGTTATCACGGTCGATAACTTTTACAATGTAGAACTTACGAGATTTATACTCGTTTGCTAATTTTTTATCACCCTCAATTAATAATTCTTCATACACTTCATTAAGAGGTGAACGTTCATTATCCATTTCAGGGTCGTATAATTTAATATACTTTCCATCAATCAAGATTTCATGAAATGAAGCCTCTTTAAAAGGTGAAGAACCATCTTCTGTTGGAAGAATTCTAAGTCTTTTTTGACCTTGTTTTTCATTTTCACCTAAGATTGCCGCGAAATACTTTTTCATTCTTTCGTCTTGTGATAATTTGTTGTTGTTACTTGAGTAACCACTTTGTTGTGCCTTCTCGTATTGAGCTAACACCGCATCTAAACTGTTTGTCGCCATAAAATTTAAGTTATATTATTTGTTTATTTAATTATAAGCCCGCCATATTGTATTGTCAAATTTAAAGAAAAAAAAACCTGTCCATTAGACAAGTTTTTTTTTCCTCATACATATATTAAGTATTAATATTTAACTTTAAAAACATCCTCTTCTTTACCAGGATATTCACTAAATGTTTTTTGTATTTCTTTTGGTGAAAAATCAGAAACCTCATCACTAGTTAATATGTATTCGTCTCTACCTAATTTTTCAAAATCTTCCTCTTTATCCTCAAAGTATTGTGATAACTTTTGATTAAAAGGTCCTGAATCTAAAGTTCTTAACTCTAATTTTTCTTCAGGTGATTTAGTTCTATATTTTTCAACTTTAGCCTCTAATGAATTCAATTGATTAACAATATTATCCATTTCACCTAATTTACTTTCTAAATTTTCTAAGTGTGAAAATAATTGTTGGAAATATTCTTCCTGTTTTTCCTCAACATTTTTTTGTGATTTAACCAAATCAGTTACCTCAACCTCAGTTTTTTTATCACTTTCATCTTCCCCAACTTTTTCAACTTCAGGGTCAGTTGCAATATCAACAGGTTGTGGTACTTCACCTGCCGGTGGTACTGGTGGTGTCACCCCCGCAGCTGGGTCAGCAGGTGGTGCTCCCGCAGCCAATGGGTCAGCAGGTGGTGCTCCCGCAGCCAATGGGTCTTCAGCCGGTGGTGGAGGTAATTCTTGTTCATTAATATACCTATTAATAGAATTAAATCTTGTTATTTCTTCTAAAATTTTTTTATCTACACTCATTTTTATCCGTTTAATAATTGTTTAACCCCATTATGTGTTTCCACTTGTATTTTTCTATTTGTTGACATAGTATTATCAACTCTTTCAATTAATCCGTCTTTCATTCTGATTGTATAACAATCACCTGTATCTAAATCACAAACTTGTTTAAATCCATTTCCGGCATCTTTTTCTGTATATTTAGTATTCTTACCTAAATAACTATCTAATATTAATTTCGTATTCATAACTTTTACTTTATATATAAATATCTTTTTATCTGAAAATGTTTTAACTATTAACCCCCAATTTAATTGAATTAAATAAGTCAACTGAATTTTTAACTTTAGTCTCTAAACGTGATAGTTCAGTTCCACTTAAATTTGTATAATCAGTCTCAGCAATTTCATTCTCCCTATTTAACACCCAAAATTTAGTTAAATCAGGTATTAAATTTGTTGTTTTAACATTAACCATTCTATCTTTATATCTTGATAATAAGAAATCAATATTTTGTGACATATTATCAAATACCGCGTAAGGTAATAATGTTGACTCATTTCGTTTTAAACAGAAAAATTTACTACTAGTTGTTGGTAAATTCATCCAAGTTTTACTTAGAACAACACCTGAAAAATTATTTTCATATGCTTTAAAATTACTATTACGATATGATGATAAATATAAACTACTAAAAATAGCATACTTTAATTTACCATCATCTGAGATATTATTGTCAACCATTTTAGCCATTATTTTAACAACAATGTCTTTAACTGTTGAAGTTGTTTCTGTTGGTGAATCAACAGGTGTAAATTTCTCATATTTAGTATTCAATAATTTAACACAATCAGTAGGTTCAACCAAGTCAGTATACATACTTGACGCCGCAACTAAATTATTTTCTCTCTCTTGTTTTGTATTACCTGTTGAATTACTAAGGAATTTAGAATCAGAATCCTTTTTCTGTTTTTGTTTATCAAAAATTGTTTTTAACAGATTAGTTTTTAATGATTGTAAATAATTGTCAACAACTTGTATATTAGCAGTAGGTTGTCTTTTACCTTCAATTGTGGTTTCAAAGTTACCCGGAGTAATTGAGTGGTTAACCTGTGTTACTATATACGGTCCGCTAAACATCGGAACATATCTTAAATTAAAATACATTGTTGGTTGTAACAACGCATTACCCATAAGTGATAATGTACAATTATATGTTCTATTTCTATAAAGATTATATAACGAAACACTTTGTGTTGCAGTGCTTTTACCATTACCTTGATTAGCCATCATAAGGTTAACCTCTAATGACTCAGCAGTTGGACCACTAGCATCCTGAGAAACACTAAAATTATAAAATATTGATTGATTTTGTGGTCCAATATCAACATTAAATCCAACAACTTTATTTGATTTATCCCAATCCGTTTTATTTGTTTGGTCTTCAGATATTGGATTATCAGGTTTTCTAATATCAAATGAATCATCTCTATATTTATAATCAACATGTTTTACCGCCAAATGTTCACTTGGTTTTCCAGCATATGTACACACTAATTTAGCCGAAGAGTCTCTTGTATCAACACTCATAAACGTACCAAACAAAGTATTTGCAAAATCAGAACTTTTCTCAATTTTTGGTGTTGGGTTTTTATTTGCATCTTGAACGTTATAAAAATTCACGTATGACGGTAAATTCAATACTTTAAAATTATTTTCATATAATATTGCAGTAACAAACGCTAATAAATTAGTATTCGCACCTGACCTATACATGGTATCAATTCTTTCTTTTAAACCAAAAATATCAACTAATACTTTATCACCAATATTTCTTGACGCTCTATCTAATAATAAAACATCCTCAAATAATGTTTTTGTCTTATAATCATAACCCGCAATCCATTTATCATTTAATGCCTTAAACGCTTCCCAATATTCTAACTTCCCAATTGGTGATGTTAAAACAGGTGCACTTATTTTTTCAGGAACATCAACAACACTAGGTAATGCTAATTGTAATCTTAACATTAAATTATTTATAACCTTATCTTGAAACCTACTTAACTTATCTATGTATTTATCCATAGCTTTTTTAAAGTTCGTCTCATTAAAGTTTGATTTATAATTAGGTACACTCTTTAATCCTGATGGTTTAATGTATTTGCTCACGATTGGATTTTCTTGTAAACCAAAAGGACCATAATAATTTAAAATAGTTTCTTCAAATAAATCTTGTTCATCGTCTAAAAACAACCTATTAGGTTGACCTGAGTACAATATGTTTTTATTACCATCATATAACACAGGAGTCACCTTGTTATTCAATGTTGGTAATAATTCAATAATATTACCATCTTTTAATATTGCGTTTGAATTAACATTTGGTACACTGTTAGGTAATAATGCCTTATCAACATAATCTCTTAGTTTTTGTGACGCATAAATTTTAATAATCGGTGAATACGTTTTGATATTGTCAACTGTAAATGCAACATTAAAATCAATAAAGAAATCGGTGAAATATGAACCATTATTACTATATTTTAATTTATCAATTTCCGAAAACCCAATATATGTTTCCATAGTTTTCCACTCATTCGGGTATTCAGTTTTTGATTGTGATAATGTTTTAGTCCCACCATCGTATGGTAACGCATTTGGAGTTTCAACTTGATATTTTACCCATTCATACGGGTCCGTTAATTCATAGTTTGAAAATGATAAAAATAATTTTCTATTGTAATTGCTAGGGTTACCATATTTAATATACATATTCTTATCTAAAAACTGATTAAGAACTTGGTTAACATTACTTAATTGTGATTCCTGATATTTTTCAATAATTTCTGTTGATGTATTACCTGTTTGTTTAGGTATTTTCATCATATCTATCATTAATTTTTGGAAATTTAAACCATAATCAACATCACTATTAATATCATATTTTGATTTACTGAAATCCAAAAATTTCTTTTCAAATAAGTCTAAAATATCTTTTTCAAAAACAGAAAACATTTCGCTAATGTCAGCATATTTTGTACTATTACCAACAATATTAAAATTAGACTGAATAACTTTTTCTTGAGTTTCAGGTTTACCTAATTTTAACTCTTTTAAATATTGTTTTGGGTTTGATTTAAACACCCTACTATTATCAAAATATCCATAAGTTGGTAACGCCCAAAAACTTCTAACAGTTCCATTAAACATTGATGTATTTCCACTTAATTCAATGTTCATAACACCACTTTTAAAACATTCATTCTGTGCCTGATTAAACACACTACCCATTGATGGGAATGGAAATATAAATTGTTTATCTGCAGTATTAACATAAACACTCCAAGGTATAACTCTAATATCACGTTTTAAATTATCTTTAATCTGACCCTTGTTAACCTGAATTAAAGTTTCAGGAACATATTTAACATTAACTCCAAAAGTATCAATACCTTTTTGTATTTCAGTATTGGAATATCCTTCAAATAGTTCAAACCCTTGATAAAACACATTGAAGTCGTTTATTAATTTTGGGTAAAATCCGGTATTAATTAGTGTTGATGTCTCATCACCGAAAGTACCATTTTTTTCTAACACAAAATCAATTAACCCCCCATCAATATTTAATCTGTAATTTTTAGTTGTTGCAGTAGTTACCGGGTCATAATTGTAAACATATTTAAAATCTTTCCACACATCACTCAAAATATCAACGTTATCATTAACGTATCGTTTGTAACGATGCCATATTGACCCAATTTTAACTATCCAAGCATATGGTAACTTATGTAACGCACCATATTTTTTTAATGACATAAATATATAATCAAGGTCACTTGTAAACCCATTATCATATACTTTATATTTTTCTTTAAACGTACATAACGGTAAACTATTTAAAAACAAATAAGCCGATGAAACATACGGATAATCATTATATTCTCTAAATTTTTTAACACCATCCTGAATTGCATTTGCAAAATAAGGTGTGTTTAACATTGATATTGTTTGATTCGCCGAAACATTACCACTGTAATTAATATAACTTAAATCACCCTCAGTTATTGATTGTTCATTAGGTTTTCTATTTTTATAAAAATTAGATAATATAGGTTCTTCTTCAGGTTTTGGTGTATTACCTTTAAGTACAAAATTTGTAATAGGTTGTATATTTTGTTGTGTGTTAAAATTCGTAATAGTCTTTAATTTAGTATCAAACGAAATTGTCTTAGAAGTATTAAACACATCTTTAATTTCGGATATTAAATATCCATCAGGTAATTTATTTTTAACCCAAGTGATATCAATAAATGGTTGTACATCAACAATTTCAATATTATCACCAGTTGTTGACACTAACATTTCATTAAACTTTTCTTCATTTGTTAAACTAACCATAGGTTTAGACAATGGGTTTGAAATAACCGCCTCATCAATGAATATAAAATTAGCGGTCTCTGACAATTCTTTAAGGTATACAGTATTGTATATACCACGTATATAATTTTGCCAACTTGTTCCAACACCTTGATTTGAAATGTGTCGTAACACATTTAAAAAATTATTAGATGATACTGAATAATTAACTAACTTTTTAATTAAAAAAGGATTATCGTTAGATAAACTCTCTTTAATGTTAATAGTTTCACCTTCAGAAATTACGTTTGAAATAACATTGATATCCGCAACGTTTTTACTAAGTCTTGATAAACGAGAGTTACCCGCAACAAACATAATACGTTCAAAAATTTCATACATGAATTTAACTTCTTCTTTATTAAAGAAAACCTCGTTATTCACAGGAAACTCAATCGCATTTAAACTAATTCGTTTAACATCCGTAACTTCATTAAACACAGGAAATGGGGGATTATCATCACCTTTACTTCTAAGTGTTAATGCTTTAGTATATTCCTCAACAAATTCAATTTCAGGCCACGTTTCATATTTATAACCTTTAGTAAATTTAATCACATCATTATCACCAGGATATCTTGGTTCAAACTTTTCATGACCATCTTGACCTAAAGTGTTAATTAAAAATGTTGGCCAAGGATAAACTATAGATTCTTGTACTAAACCCGGTGTTAAATTATCAGGGTTGGCTGTTGATACAGAACTATTTAAAACAGCCTCTTGTCTATCTTTATCCTCCCTAACTTCCCAAGCACTTGTATGAACATCATCTAACATCCTTAAAAAGGCTTCACCGTTTGCAAAAATTACCGCTAACACGTTTCTAATTGTTGGTTGGAATCCTATACCGGTATCACTATTCTGTAAAACATCTGATAATGCTTTACTTAACTCATCTTCAATTTGTTTTCTAAAATTCTTAGCATCAGTTGCTATTTTTTCAATTCTATCATTAAAACTATTAGGTCCTTCATAAAAGAAATATTCATTAACAGGTTCAGGAGCACCATTCTTCAAAGTAACTGTTGAGTTAAGTTCGTTTTTAATGATACCTTTTTTAATTAACTCGGCTTTAAAAATTTCTCGTTTTTCATCAGTTAATTGTTCTTTTGTTTTATTAAGAACTTGATATGTTTTATCTAAATCAACATCATCAACCGTAATATTTTTTTCAAAAATACGATATTTAAAATCATTAGGAATACCAATACTTGAAGATGTTTTTTTATTATTTACCGTATAACTACCATTACTACCTAACGTTTCATTTTTTTCTAATAATGCAACATATTCCTCCATTAACTTTTGTAATTGTTCTTTAGCATTTTGTCTGTCAGATGGAGTTTTTATCTCAGGTTTAAATGTATAAACAACAATATCAGTATTTTTAGATTTATCTTTAGTTACATCAAATTTATTCAGTAAAGCATCCGCACGAGCAGGCACTAATGACCTTGAATTACCTATATTAGAATTATTAAGTATTAAATAATTCTCTAAGTCCATATACTTTTCAAACCAAGATGTTTTTCTATCCATATAGACTTTCTTTCTTAGTTCAGACAATTGATTTTCATAAACTTCAATATTAGTTAATGGGTCTAAATTTTGTTTAGTAAAACTATCTAAAGTATTTTTAATAAAATTTTCTATATTATTTTTTAATCTACCTATAGTTAAATTAGGGAAATTATCAGGAATGATACCTTTGGCTTTATATTCATTATAAACTTCTTTTATTTTCTCAAACCCTAAAAAGGTTTTAACATTATCAACATTTACTAAATTAGCAGAACTACCAACTTTAGGTTTAAGTGAATATGTTGATTCATACATATATGGAACCGCCAACAGATACCCCATTAATATTTCAGCAGCACAAGTGAATTTATATGTGAAAAATTTTAAATCAATAACAAAATTACCTGTTGTTGAATCAAATCTTGCGTTGAATGTTTTTAATTGTAATTTATATTTAACCGCCTTTCCATAATAACCTTTTAAGGTTAATTCAAATAACGGGTATGGAAAATTAAAAAACGCAGCGTAAGGTGAATTATTACCTGATTCAAACAAACCACGACCTTTAACGTCCTCTAAAGTAATATCAAATACAGGTGTAAAATCCAAACCTTGTCTAATGTTAATACGGGTAATACCTAACATACCGTTATCACTAGCACCTATTTTACCATTTGATAACATTGTTTGTTTAATATAATAATCATCAGAACGATTTGGGTTTGTTATTGTGGACCTATTAGGTTGATTAACACCCTTCCCATCTAAAGAGTTTTTTCCTGTAATTTCATCAGTATATTTATTACTAAGATATTCATCAGTTCCTGTTTTCAAAAAATTAATTGATGCAACTGATACTGTTTGTATATTGTCATTTGCCGAAACACCTAACGCTAATTTTGTTCTTGGATACATTTGACATTCCAAGTTAGCATACATTACTAAATTTTCTTGTTTAACATTTCTTTCTTTTACATTACCAAATTCATCAACCACTTTGTTTGGGTCAACAATTATTATGTTATTGTAATCAAAGTCAACATATATATTTTCTGTTTTATCTACCATAATAAAAGAAATGATTATTTAATTGATTGTTATAATCTTGTAAAGAACCTATTAAAGGAAATGGAATTGTCAATATTGTACCATCAGTTATATTCCATTCTTGACCACCAAAAGATGGATTTCCCATCATAATCAACCAACCAAAATACGGTGTACCATAATATTGTTGAGATATTTTATCCAATCTTGATTGTCCTACTTTATAAATTACTCGTTTATCCGAGCTTTTACTTGGTAAATTAACATAAGGAACAACAGTTTGTTTACCATTGATAATAAAATCATTATATCTATTATAAAATTGTCTACCGCTCATAATTAATTAAATTTAATTTTACCATCAAACGTTGATAAATCACTCATTTTTTCCGAATCACCATTATATAATTTTTTCAAATTATTCTTTTTAGTATCAATTGTTGCGTTATCAACAACAGTACTAAATGTTATAATTCTAGGTTTACCTTTTTTATAAAGAACATTCTCAACACCATCAATATAATTTTTATAATCAGCACTATCTTTAAATTTGTTAAATATTTTAGCTTCAGATTCTATTTGTTTTCTATATATTTTAACATAATCATCAACAATATTTTCAAATTTTTTACTTAATTTTTTAGGTTTCTTCACATCTTTAATATTAGGTGTGATTATCTCATTAATAAATTGTTTAACTTTATTTTTATCAGTAAAAATTCTACCAACAATCATGTAAAATCTTTTGTTTTCAATACCACTTAATTCTGTTGACAATGTGAAATCACCATTATCAGGATATGGTGTTGGTGGTAATATTTTTTCACTAACTAATAATTGATTGTAATCATTTAACCCCCCAACAACTTTTAAATAATCAGCGGTAATATCAACCATATTACCTGTTAAATTATAAATTTTAACATTACCGTTATCATCTATTAAACCATCACTACTTGTATTAACAAAATTAACTTTTCTCAAATTTTGAACATAATCCTGTTGTGAATCACTCATTTTACTTACAACACCTGAAATATCAGTTGATATTGTTGATGAAATTTCTTCAACATATTTTTTCATATTATTTTTAATAACACTAAGCACTATTTCATCAGTAAACCCTGCAAGTTTTAAATCTTTTATAATCGGATTAAACCCACCGTCAATATCGGTTAATACATCTTTAAATAACTTATCCAATAATTCTTGATAATCTGGTTTACCAATTATTTTTGCTGTATAATCCATTGTTGTTAATAAAGTACCTTTACTAAAATTTCTTTTACTACATACTAATTGTAAAATACCGTAATTCATTTTTGACCTAACCTCATCTAAATTATTAAATGAAGACGTGAAAAATGATTTTGTTGAATCAAAAACTTTATCCATAATTTTCATATAACTCATTTCACCTGTTTCTCCACCAGCAACAGGTACAGTTGTTTTTAATTCACCAATAGGACTTGCAGAATCATTTGTTTTTTGATTATCAACATTATTAACCGTTACAGGTGGTTGATTAGCAACAATTCTTTCAACAACCATTTTATCAATTGCCGAAGTATCTTCGGTTGCGGTCGCTCTCTCATCGTAAATCTCAGTATTCGCATAATAATTAAACGATAACGCATTTTGTAATTGTTCTACAGGTTCTTTTAGACCCATACCACCAATTATTTTAAAACTTAATGTAACATTAGCAATCATTGGTTGTAGACCAATACCTTCAGGATTCATATCAAAAACCAAAGGGTCATAAGTAAATGAAATATTATCAGGTATAATTTTAGTATTAAAAAAGTCACCAATTCTTAATATTAATACAGGTGGTGACCCAAATGACGTATTAACTGCATCAGGTGATTTAATTTGATTATCACTAATCACAGGTATTGTTTCACCAGGTCTAACACATTGATTCAAGAATGTTAATCTAGCATTTAACCCTTCAGGTGTCATTGAGTGAAATGTTGGGTTAAAATATTTTATTTTTTCCTTAAAAGATTCATATATCATTGGTGATGATTCTTTAATCATTTCAAAATAATCACATTCCGTTAAAATACTTCTTAATATTTTTTTAGATATACCTTCTTTTATTTTTTGACTAACAGTCTTAACAGGTTGTGGTTTTTTAACCGGTATTGTCGATGTATTACCCGTAACTGACGTTGGAGGTATCACTTGTTTTTGTGGTTCAGGAACAACTTCTTTTTTAGGTGGAACAACACTAATATTTTTAACCCTCACCCTACGACAAGCCATCGCACTTGTTGAGTATATTTGTGCTGATTTATCACCAGGTTTAACTGCTTTATCAGGTTTTTGATTTTTAGTACAATCAACATCCCCCGACGTACCTGAATTAACAGTTGTTGCCGTTGTTGAATTACTTGCCTCTTCAACCGAATATTTTGGTATTACTATTTGTTCACCCGAACCTTTTTTAGGTGTTATTATAAATTTAGCCGATTCACCTTCCATAAATTCACCTAAACTTTTTTCACCTACTTTTTTATTCTTAAAGAAATTTTTAATAGTATCAATACGTCTTTCTGATAATTTTTGGTTATAATCAACACTCGCAATTGCGGATGCTGAACCTTCCATTTCAAGCTTAATCGTATTACCTTTTTTCATTAAATCATAAGCATCGGTAATAAAATTTTTATCACCTTCAGCAAATTTCTTAAAGTTATTTTCAATAATATTAGTATAAAAATCACTAGTGTTTTTTTCAGAATTACCATCGTTAAATAAACTTTCAGATTTCATTTTATACTCACCTTTTCTAGTTTCTGATGTATAAGTCTTATATAATTCCTCATAATTATCAGTACTTTTAACACCACCTTTAGGATTACCATAAGGAATATCATTTTCAAAATAAAATGCAAAGTCCAAATACTTATCTTCAAATTCTTTAACTGAAGGGTCAGGACCTTCGTCTTTAGATTGATTGTTAGTAGAAACAGATGAGGTCGGCGTACCTTCATTTCCTGAATTATCTTTAGGTATTTCACTAACAATTTGACCTAATAACTCCTCATCAGTTTTTTGAGGGTCTTTTAATAATTCTTGAAACGTATATAAATCACTAACAGGTAATGTATTATATTTAACCGCCAAATCATATATATCATATTTAACACATCCAGCAAAGAATGAATCAACAACAGAATCAATTCTTTCTTTAGTTGCGTCTTTTAATTGTTTCTCAACTATTATGTTCATTACTGAGGGACTATCAACAAGTATTTTCCAAGATAAACTACCTGTTCTACTTGTACCTTTATATGTATATATTGGTTCAGGTCTACCTAAAAATGTTGTACCATTCCAATCCGCAGTACTTGAATCGTTAAATGTTAAACCATAAGGTGGGAACCACATAACTCGTCCACCATTAGGTCCTCTTTCACAAACAGGTAAATCATCATACCTAAATCCAGGTTTTGTTGAGGTTCTCCACGCTAAATTTTCAATAGAGAACATATATTTTTTAGCATAACCTCCTTTACCTGACGAATCATCAGGAATTATATTAGTTGAATCTTTACCTTTTAACGGGGCAATATTCAAATTGTATGTATTATCAAATACTGAATATGTAAATCGTCTACCATCAGTTGTTATACCATCAGTCTTTTGTAAATCAGCATATGTATAATATGGTGTATCTTTTGTAAAGACCCTACAATATTCAATACCCTGTTGACTACCATCGGTAAAATCTTTGTAAGATAATACCATAGAACCTTTAGTCATTTCTTTGTATCCATCATGAAATACTTTACTAACTTGATTGATAGCGTTACCAACGTGTTTTAATCTACTTAAACCTGAAACATTATCAGCTGAATCAATTAATTTTTGAGTATTATCTAATATCGAATTTTCTTTGAAGTCGATATTTGTAGACTCAGCTTTTTCGTATTTACTTTTTATTTCATTAAACTCACCATCTAAACTACCATTCCCACCACCCGGAGTTGCTTTAAAACCAGCTTTGCGTTTATATTTAGGTGACACCCAAACTAAACCACCATCAACACCACCACCGTCTCTTAAATTTTTACCACCTAAACCAAAATTTAATTTATTTTGATTACCTTCATATAAAATACCTAATTCTGATGGACCATAAACAGGTGTTTTAACTTGTTGTCCATAATTGTTAACAGGTATTGCATTTGGAGGTGATGTGATTGAACTTGGGTCAGAATTAACACTACCAACATAAAAACCACCCGTTAATGTTCCGTTAGGGTTGATAGCACTTTCTAATAAATTTAAAACACCTTGAGCAACACCTAAGATACCACCAAATTGTTTTAAATAACCCGGTTGATATCTGTTGAAGTTCAAATTTCTAAATAAAACTGACCTTTGTCCATTACCTGTATTAGCTAAAAATATTTGTGATGGATTACGTCTAATGTTTAATATCGGACCTAATAACCCCCCTGTTAATTGATTAGCAACACTCAACGCAGTTGATGTTTGTTGTGTTTGTAATCCCGCTTGAGTATTCTCATCAAAATAATCACCAGGTATCATCGACACAGGCCAATAAGCACCTGTTAACCTAGTCGCAAAATCAAATGCTCTTGTAACGGGGAATTCAGGAACTGTAATTCTCCAATTACGATAGACTAATGGTTCTTTACCTGTTACAAGTAAACTAGCTTCAAAAGGGTCTGATAATGATTGTAAATTAACTAAACCAACCGTATTTTGATAAATCTCATCATCAATACGTTTTTTTAATAAACTTTTTAATGATTTCATAGCGATTTTCGCCATGTATGAGTCATTAGATAATGCCCCATTATCACCTGTTGGATTAACATTTACTAAAACATCATAAGGTGTGTAAATTGACGATACAAAGTTTGCCGGTGTTAATGTTTTATCATATATGTAAGGTAAGAAAAAATGATTATTCACCTGAACGTCAACAATACTTTTTGATTGTGTATAACCGTTAAGAGGTATAAAAACATTTTGTATTGACGGTGAACTTACCTTAATTTGTAAATATAATTTACTCTGTAATAGTAATGCACTTTGATTTGGTGAGTACTCACCTTGATTAGGTGTTATAGGTAACAACTGATTACCTAATAAACTTTTACTAACATCATACCCACCTGTTGGTCCAAACTCATTTAAAGGATAAAATTTATCAGGATATGGACTATTTGAAATCAAATTATTAGGTGAGTCAATAACAACACTCTCACTTAAAGTAGTTTCATAATTTAATGGGGGTGACGCTTTAGTTATTACACCATTAAAACCTGTAACAGTATAAATGGATAAATTCTTACCCATTAACTTATCTCTAAATGATGATGATGAGACAAATGATAACGTACTGTTTGGCATATTTTTTTATTTATAAATAGATACGTTTATTGTTTTTTATTGATTTAAACCATTATCATTACTAATAGTTTGAACGGCTTTATGTACCAAGTTTTGTAATTGAGTGTCATTTTTTAACGATTGTTTAAATTGTTCTAAAGCATCTCCCGTTAAATTTGGTGTCGCTAAAAGATTAACATTAACATCAACAGTAAATTTCCCATTCTGTTCTTTAACATATCCTGATTTAATTAATTTTTCAATAGTTGCATTATCACCACTTACACCTAATTGGTCATCTAATTTATCCAAAGCTTCTTTTGTCTTATTAAGTAACGCCTGATTATTATTAAGACTTAATTGAGTGTTATTATTATTATTTAATTCTGAAATTATATCGTTAATTCCTGAAGCATCCGCAGTTTGAGCCTGACTATTATTAAAACTAACACTTTGACGAACTTCATTACTAATATCACCCTTTTTAAAATCAATGTTCTCTAAAGCACCCGCTTTTTTAATTAGAGAAATAATACCTGTAGTTAACTCATTACCTGATGTTAATAATTTAGATTCAGCATCAACACCTAATTCAATTATTTTGTTATATGTTTTTTCAACCGAACCTTCAACGTTAGTGTATGATATCTTTAATTGTGTCATAACATCATCAATACTACCTTCACCTGAAGTTAACTTAGAAATGGACGTTAGTATTGTCCCTATATTTTCATCAATACCCCTTCTTAAATCTTTGGTACTAATAGCATCGTTAAACACACCTAATATCGCTGTTTTAATATCGGCCTCAGCACCCATCACTTTTTCAGTGGTTTTACTTGACGCAATTGATAAAGGTACTTTATATGTTAATGCAGTCCTTTCACCAGCAATTCGTTTCAAATATGTTAACTGTTCAAGTAATATTTCTTCAGAAGTCATTTTTTTGGTTGACTTTATCAATTCATCAAATTTATCTTTATTTGAAACCCCTTGTAATGTTTCATTTAAATCTTTAAATTGACCATCAACATTAATCATCATTTTCCCGTTTTGCATTTCAGAAATGTTCATTAACATCTGTTTTTGTTCTTCATTCATGAAATCGGGGAATTCAATCATTTGTAGCTTATAGTCCAACTCTTTAGACGCTTTACCCATTTTAATGAATTCTTCAGTCGTCATATTAACGGATTTAGCAATCTCTTGAATTCTTAATTTTTCACCAGGCATTACTACAACGTTACCCGCCTTATCAACTTCCATCATTGATTCGGCTAATTCCGCTAATGATTTTTGAAAGTCTTCAGGACTATTCATTGACATATTCATTAAACTAGTTGGGTCCAATAATTCACTTTGAACAACACCTAATCTTTGTAATGACGCAGCCATTTCAATAGCACCTTCAGGATTCATCGCACTATCAACAGCCTGCATTACCGAAGATAAATTAACACGTAATGTTGCTGAAGTTGCCGCCATTTTTGCCAAACCTTCAACACCACCTTTAAAATTATGAGTATCTAATTCTTTTAAATTTGAAGCAACTGTTTGTGAAACAGTTGACAATAAAGTACCTGATTGTCTCGCAACATTAAAAACATTCTCCATTTCCGACCCAATGTTTTGAATCGAATAACCCGCCTCAATAAAGTTCTTATCCATACTTTGAATCTCCAACCCACCAACTTTAGAAGTTGCAAATAACTTAGCCAATGTTTCCGATTGAACCATAGCCGTCTTATTAGTCGCCGTCATATAACTTTCTAACGCACTCTGAGTATCTTTGTATGAACCCCCCAATCTAAAAATTAAATCAGCCGCATCATTAACTGTTGATTTAATACTTGTTGCATCTTTACGTATTAAACCCGCCGTATTAGAAACCGATTGATACGCATTCTCACTGGCATTAGTCGCTGTTTGTACATTATCAACACTTTTACCTAATAAACTTCTTGCCTCATTTACTGATTCCGAACCTAAACCTGAAACATCCTTATTTGTACCACTCATAATTTAATATCTATATAAAATAAATACACCAAAGGTTAATTTTCCTTTGGTGTACTATCATCAATTATCCTATTTATTAAGTATTTTCTTATATATGTCGGCATTGTTAAAAACTCATTATATTGTGTTCTTAACACCTTAGCTAAAACATAAAATTCATCAATAATTAATTTTCTATATTCAGAAGAAAGGACGAAAAAACTCGGCCCCAAAGGCAACACTAAATGTTACCAATTCTCCTGACGGGGCGGTTGTTTCTCTTTTCATATCAAGTTTAGGAACATTATCATTCAAAAATTTTCTAATATATTTAGAATCTGATATAGGTAATTGTTCAATAAATTTAGCAATATTACCTTTATTATCGTCACCATCAATTGAAATTATCTCTTTTAATAAACGAGAAGTAATAACAGGTGCAACTCTACCTTTAGGATATGATTCAGATAATTTATTAAGTTCTAAACTTTCATTAAAACTTATTGGTTTTAGTTTAACTGAAACACCTGTCCTTGGTAATGTTGTTGTAAAAGTACCATCATTATCAGGTTTAATTGAGGTTTCTTGTATTTTTAACACATCCAAATACTCAACGTGGTCAAAAACTTTACTTGTTTTAGGGTCAATTAATTTAATGTTATATTCAGACCCAAATGAAGTATTTCTTAAAAATATTAAAATAGCCTCAATATCAGGTTCAACTAATTCATCTGGTCTTAAATCATGTTCATATAATTTATTTCTTAACAAAGTTATAACTAAATTATCTTTAGAATTATCACTCATTAAAAAATTCTCATCTTGAGCGGTTAAATAACCAACTTTAACCGAACTTTTTTTACTTTTATAAAAAATACCACCTGTTGGTAATTTTACAATATCGTGTGGTAACGTAAAATTTTCCGTGGCCACCTGTAATACTTGTTCATCCATATTTATATCTTTTTTTTAAATATAGTTGACTTTAGTTTTATATAAATAAAAAATCCACGCAAACTAATTTACGTGGATTAAATTTTTTATTAAATTTATAGTTTTTAGTAAACTAATATACAACGGTCAGGTCTCAATGTTGCTGAGATATCAGCAATAGCATCTTGAGAATATGATAAAGAACCAAAATCTACTGAACTTAACCAAGCACCTTCTAAAATCCATTTTTCAACAACAACACCTGTTGGGTCTAAAAGTTCTAAGTCAACGTTCTTTTTGTAACCAGCCGCATAACCCATACGTCCTGTCACAGATTCCGCACATAAACGAACCCATTCCATTAACGCTTGTGATGCCGATGGTCCGATAGGGTCTCTAAATTTAACACTTATCTCACCCCAAGTAAAACGACCTGCAACATATGTTGAAGTATTTAAAAACTGAATTTCAGTTGAGTTAACAGTTAATTTTGGTCTTGATGTACTTTCCACGAACCATTCATTAATACCTAAAGTAGAATCAAATCTTAATATAAACCTGTTCTGTCTTTTAGGTTCGTATGGTACAGGCATTTTCATTAATAAATCAGCCATATTATCTTGTTTTTAATTTTTTATGTTTATTTTTATATATAAATAGTCTTTAAAAAATTTTTCTATTGACTTTAATATTTTTTATTTTTATATTTCTAGTAATCTAGTTAATAAATATCTAGTTAATTATTTTATTATATTATTAATTATAAATAACTTAATATTTTATTAATCATATAATTTTCTAGTATAG